ACCCCATCATACAAAATCCTGCAGCCCTGTCCATAAAAAAAGTAGCGCAAGCGTAAAAAAGTATCGGTGACGCTACTCAGTTTTTGCTTTGCATCCGGGTCCAATGCCCTTACAGCCGCCCCGAAAGTGTGACATATTTATCACAGTAGTAGGATAAAATGTACAAATTGTAGTTTTTTAAACTAAAATGTACTTTTGGGGTGGTTGCACTACACTTGACAACGTGGCATATTCAGATCTTCCCAAGGAGGGCGGGGGTGTGGGAGGAATAGATCCTATATCCCTCCTAAAGTGTTTCCTTGGTTTTTCAGTTTCTCACACAACTGAAAATAACGAAATCATAAAAGCATTAACACGTTTTTAAGTAATGCATTTAAACTAAGGAGAATTGCGTCTTGACTAATACATCACACACACAGTTTGACGAATATCAAAAATGGACCCGCACTACAGCTGCATACCCAGACGAACATGCAGTCAACTACTGCGCACTTGGTTTGGGTTCCGAAGTAGGTGAAGTCCAAGGTCTTATCAAAAAAGTAATCCGCGATAACCACAGCATCTGGACTGGTGCGAAAGTAGCAGATCTCATTAAAGAACTTGGCGACGTTATCTGGTATGTCGCACGACTGTCTGACGAATTTGGTATTCCATTTTCCGAAATCATGGAAAACAACATAGAAAAACTAACTCGTCGAAAATCAGAAGGCACGATTAAAGGCGAGGGTTCGGATCGATGACGGGCGAATACAGGAGCAACATTAATCCAATCTTCCGATCAAAGTTCAGCGAAGACATCTTCAATTTAAAATACCGACACGACAACGCAGAAAGCTGGGATGAACTCGCACGCACTGTTGCGATTGATGTATGCGGTATGTACCTGCAGAAGTCGGAACTTGAAGAACTGACAACCATGATACGCAATCAGGAGTTCTTACCCGGCGGCAGGTATTTGTACTACGCAGGCAGACCGAACCGATTTTATAACAACTGCTTTTTATTAAAAGCGGAAGAAGATACCCGTGAAGACTGGGCATCACTAACTTGGAGAGCAATATCATGCCTAATGACTGGTGGCGGGATTGGAGTGGATTATTCAGTATACCGCCCAGCAGGAGCTTCTCTATCAAAAACTGGTGGTGTTGCATCCGGCGTTATGCCTGCAATGGAAATTTTGAACGAGTCTGGCAGGCGTGTCCGCCAAGGTGGATCGCGTCGCTCCGCTATCTATGCGAGTCTCGACGAAACACATGCTGACGTTCATCAATTTCTGGTACATAAGAACTGGGATGAATACATTGTACCCGGTACAGGTAAATCCCTGTCAGAAGTAAAGGCAGCAGGCTTTGACTTTCCGGCACCACTGGATATGACAAATATTTCTGTGAACTATAAAACAGACTGGTTACTGAAATACTGGGAGACAGGTGAAGTCGGTGACGTGTTTAAGAAAAACATGGAGCAGGCACTGCGAACAGCGGAACCCGGTTTTAGTTTTAACTTTTTTGATCGCGAGAACGAGACATTGCGGAATGCATGTTGTGAAGTAACATCCGAGGATGACTCCGATGTCTGCAACCTTGGTTCACTGAACTTCTCGAAGATTAAAACGCTAAAGAGATTACGTGAGGTTGTGGAACTGGCTACCAAGTTTTTGGTTTGTGGTACGCTACGGGCACATCTACCCTATGAAAAGGTGGATGCAGTCAGGCAGAAAAACCGCAGGTTAGGTTTGGGGATCATGGGGATCCATGAGTGGCTGATCCAGCGTCAGTCTAAATACGAAGTTACCCCGGAACTACACAGGTGGCTGCACGTTTATAAAACGGTGTCCGATAGCACGGCTGATAAATTTACTGACCATATGGATCTTACGCCGTGTAAAGCAAAACGCGCCATTGCACCTAATGGTAGCATCGGCATTATGGCAGGAACCACAACGGGCATTGAACCTTTATTCGCCGTTGCGTTTAAACGACGTTATCTCAAGGGTAAGAACTGGCACTATCAGTATGTCGTGGATAGTGCCGCACAGCAGCTGATTGATCTCTATGGTACAAAACCAGAATCTATCGAATCCGCTCTTGATCTAGCCAGCGACTACAAACGGCGTATTGAATTTCAGGCTGACGTTCAGGACTACGTTGATCAGGCAATCAGTTCGACGATTAACTTACCGTCGTGGGGATCAGACCTTAACAATGAAGACACCGTCGATGACTTCACGGAGACACTGGCGAGCTATGCCCACAGGTTACGTGGCTTCACCTGTGATCCAGATGGCAGTCGCGGTGGTCAGCCATTAACGTCTGTTCCATATAGCGAAGCCGCAAAGCAGGTTGGTGAAGAATTTATAGAAGCTATCGATGTCTGCGACATCACACAGCGTGGAGGTGGATGTGGCTGAACCTGAACATGAATCCGAAGAAGATAAACTTTTAACAGGTGGTGCTATCCCCGTTCGTCACCCATGTTGGCACTGCGGATCTGAACTTATCTGGAACAACGACTACTCGTTTGAAGAAGTTGGCTATGAAGGTAATGGGATACTGACCCACCTATCATGTTCTGGCTGTGGTGCGTTTTATGAAATTCATAAATTAGAAGAAGTGAAACATTAGTGTATTTTTTTAATTAATTTGTAGTTATTACTATACAACTTAATTATTTAGTGATAGGATCAAATACATTCTCTTCTTCCTATGTTTACCCCGGTAACATTGTTCTCCATTCAGTGTTACCGGGTTTTTTTTAAGATGGACAACCGCTGTGAAGAAATCATTTTTAATCTCATTATTTACCATTAATAACTTTGCAGTGTTGCTGCTGTTTGGTTTTCCCAGTCCAACGTCAGCTAATCCACAGAAAGGGGTAGAAGCTCCTGTCTGTGCATTTTACCTCACGCACAGGGAATTTCTTAAAAGTGTTGGGGAGAAACCAACATTCCGTGGTTTATCAAAACGTGGGCACGTCACCGAAGTATGGCTGGATGATAAAACTGGAAAGTGGACAGCGGTAGTTACTTACTCAACAGGGAAGATGTGTACTGTTGATTATGGCAACACTGGGGATCAGTTACCATTGGAAAAAGGTGATCCTAGTTGACCGCCGATAAATATGATCTGGTGGATAAACCAAAACATTATATGGTTAACGTCGGTAAACATCGACTTGAATCTTGGGATATATTGGATGCCCTGTTTCGCCGCAATGCCATGCTTTGGAATGCGGGTAAATACCTGATGCGTGTTGGAACGGGTGGTAAAGACGATGACTTGCAGGATCTAAAGAAGTGCAGGCAGTATCTGTCGCGTGAAATATCCAGACTAGAAGCCTTGGAAAAAGCTGTGATGGACTAAACAATCGATAAGCCGACTAAAACCCCGGCACAAAACGACAGCAATGATGAAGATGTAGAAGCGTTTAAACACGACGAAATTACATCCCTATACAGGTTCTACAATAAAAAAAATAACCTGCTTTATGTAGGAATATCTAAATCAATTATGAATAGATTATCGCAACATAAAAGAGATAAGCCTTGGTGGTTAGAAGTATCAATAATTAAAGTTAAACACTTTAATGGTCGTGAAAGAGCAGAGAAAGAAGAGCGTCGAGCAATCAAAAAAGAAAACCCTTTACATAATAAAGAACATACGCTCCAGCATTTAAGTACTAAATTGTCTCGTAGCCACGCCAAACTAATCGCCAATTCAGTAATAAAACTACAACTACAGTATAAGGGTCTCAGGAAACTTTCTGCAGCAATGAACAGGGAAGATATCCCTACACATCGTAAGGGATCAAGATGGCATCCCACCAGCGTGCGAAGATTACTATCCACCATTAAAAAAATACAAAGTCTATAAAATGTTACAGCTTAATACGCTCGAAGACATACAACATGCCATGCGTTTGCTGGAAGACAAGGAATCAGCAGATCGTGCGCAGGGTAGTTTGCTGGATTACTGTCAGCATCTGTCGCCGCAGTATATGAGACCAAAGCATATTGAGTTTCTCGCGTCAAAACTGGAAGCTGTAGAGCGTGGGGAAATCTCCCGGCTGGCAATAAGTATGCCGCCAAGGCATGGTAAATCAGAACTCGCCAGTAACTTTTTTCCAAGCTGGTACATTGGCAGGCATCCAGACAAATACGTTATATTTAGCACCTATGCGCAGGAGCTTGCTGACGATTTTGGGCGTAAAGTGCGTAATACACTTCGTGATGAACGCTTTGGGCAGGTCTTTCCAGACGTGACACTGGATGAAACGTCGCAGTCTGCGCGAAGATTTGGCACATCCCACCGGGGAAGTTACTTTTCTGTGGGTGCGGGTGGTGCAATAACAGGTCGTGGTGCCCACTTATTAATTATTGATGACATTATCAAGGGTCGCGAAGACGCAGACTCTACTGCAATACGCAACAATGTCATCGACTGGTACAAATCCACCGCATATACACGGTTAATGCCGAAACCTTCTGCCGTTGTGATTATTGGTACACGATGGCACGAACTCGACTTAATCGGGCACGTTCTCGATAACGATGACCACGAAACGTGGGAAGTAATTAATCTTCCTGCTGTTGCGGAAGAAGATGATCAGCTGGGCAGGGAAGCAGGTGAGGCGCTTTGGGCTGATCAATATCCAGTT